CAGTTAAAACATTTTAAGCATAAAGTAATAAAAAATAAAAAGAAATATAATAGGAAGGATAAATATGAACGAGATGTTGTTTAGAACGCTTCTAAAGAGATACGAAGCAAACATAGAAGACGCATTGTACAAGATACAATCGTTTAATGAGAATAATATAATAATACCAGAACACATTGATATTACCGGTGAGATTGACAAACTGTTACTAATTATTGCGGAAGCTGAGGATAAAGTGGCAGTAATGAGGAAATATTATGTTAAAAATAAGGCAGAAACTACTGTACTGTGATAAATATGTCACAAGTGTTGCATAAATACACTTTAGAATCATTTTAAGTACTCCAGTGTATATGTATGGTAAAAAAAATAAAAAAAAAAATAAAAACTACTATAAAAAAAGTGTCTTTTCTGTCACTTTGACTAAAAGTGTTGGTATATATAGCTAATGTCTGCCAAATTGTTGTTTTAAAAAGTGTCATGTGACAGATTATAATGTCACCTAAGGCAATATCTCAGTTTGCCTATGCGCGCGCGATACAAAAAACTGGAAAAACTGATTTTTTTTAGATACATATACAGAAATGAAATCCAAGAAAAAATCTAGAAGAATTAACAGCTACACTAAACCAAAGACTGTTAAACAACACGTGCCGTTTCCATACAAACGTGTGCGAATCGACTGGATTGATATCATTACTGAGGGCGGTTGGGGTACAGATAAAGAATTTAAGGATATGAAACTAGCTACACCTGTAAGTGAAGGTTGGTTGTTTAGTAAGGATGATGAGACTGTAAGAATCTTTGCTGGTTATGATGTAGAAGCTGATGGTTCTATTCACTTTTCGGAGCGATCGGTGTTTCCAACTTCTTGTGTGAAGAAGATAACTCGGATTCATTAATATCTTGTGACTCTCCCTCGACAGTCTTCATATTCAAAAGTGGCGCGTAGTCGTTTAAAATTTGTTTCATTTTGGCTTCTAATTGTTCTTCTGACATCTCCTCTAGTTTGCCTGTTTTTATTATTTTTCTGTCTATATATAATCCTGCCGCTTTTCCTCTTGATACTTCCGCATTAACTGCAGAAGAGAACGAGCCTTTCTTTAAAGCTGCTTGTTTAATTCTATCTAATTCAGCTATGTGTTTTGAATAACTAACTTCATGTTTTTGTAATCGTTCGTCTTGTAACTTACCTATATACTGTACTACCAATGGGGATAGTCTTGGGTTGGTTAATTCACTGCCTTCAACACGCGAACGTTTTGGTGAATACCCTGCCAACTCGGCTGCCTCAGACTTTGATACAGGTCCGTCTGGTCCGCCAAATATTAAATATTCGGCAAATCTTTTTTGCATTTCTGTTAATCTTTTAGGAACTCCCATATTGACTTTTTAAGGTAATCGTCCTATAAAGTCAAGGTATGAAAGATAAACGTACATATACACATGCGAAAGAACACGGAGAAGATATGAGTCATGAAAACGAAAGTAAAATAGAATCAATTGCTGCAAAAGAAGATAGAGGTTCATTAGATCTGACCTTTATGATTGATCAACATAAGAAAGAAATTTGGGAATATCAACAAAAAGAATCTGATTGGATTAAAACAAAAAATCTTGCAGATGGTTACAAAAAAATTATTGACGAATTAAGTGCTAAACTTATTGATCAAATTAGAATAATTGCAGAGCTAGAAAAAGAAATTGAAAGACTTGTTGCAGAGAATAAAAAATGAGAGTAAGAGACCTACAACAATTTTTAGAATCTTTTACAGCTAGAGATAAGTCTGCATCTAAGCAAGGTAATGCAATTAGTGATGCTGTTATTTATGTAGAGGTAAGAGGTCAGCTACACGAAATTAAAAAAATGGAAGTACACGAGAACAGTCAAACTATATTTGGGTTAAACAGAAACCATCAATCGCATCGTCTTGTTATGAAAATAGGTGAAGCGTCTAGTATAATTTTACCGGATAAATTGCGTACGCCGGGCGCATAATGCGTGGGGTAATTACCTCAATAACGACATGGGTCCAGAGGCAAAATTTTATCAACAAATCAAAAGAAATTTTAAAGAGTTTTCGCTTATTCGACTGGAGAATTCCAGCTTACTTGGCACTCCTGATCTATTGGTCTGTAATACTTCTGGGCACTTTTGTACTGTAGAACTAAAGGTAACGAAGAGTAAAAAAATACGTTTCTCACCCCATCAAATTGCCTTCCATAAACGTCATCCTAAGAATACATTTATCATGGTAAAGGCCCTTGGTCCTTTACCCCCTAATACTTCTCCAATATCCATGTTCCATGGATCTAGGATCACTGAGCTTGCTGCTTGTGGCTTGACGCTTGATCCCTGTGCTTGTGGCTTAGAGGCTTGTCGCTTGCTGCTTGACCCCTGAACTTAAACTGGTTTTAGTTTGGCTTGTCGCTTGCTGCTTGTCGCTTGAAGCTTTACGTGGCCCAGGAAGCTTGAGGCCCGGATCAAGTGCACGCTCATTTGGCGGCGTCCCACTCTCAGAGCTAATGACCTGATCCGATGTGACTGGCGGGGAAAACCCAAAGCCCAACTCTTGCGAGTGTCCTATATTCCTCTTTGTTGTCACGGTAACGCCAGTCTTATTACGCTTGCGTAATTCTTTATAATATTTTGGATGTCTAAACATTAATGTTTACCATATGAAACTACTTTTACAGCAGGATCCCAGCATTGTCTACAGTCACCACATTTGCCGCCCTGCTTTGGGGCTGGACAGCTCGCGTCCTTCTCCACAACCATGGAAGAGTTGGGCCAGGTGTCGTTGCGCTGGCCAATCATTGGAGGTGAGAACCTGATAACAAGATTGTTTGGCTTGCTGGCCAGGTGGTCCTTTATCCATGCTTCACGGGTGGGCATCCAGTGTTTAGTGTCAGGCGTCTGCCTGCACACTTCAAAAATTTTGTTTAGGTGGTCCAGATCCTGGACATCTCCTGCATCATGCCATCTAAAATATTCAGAGCGCTTGACCTGAGCAGTCATTGCTTCGATCCAGCGGCTGTCTTGTAATGATTTTAATCTTACATACTGAGCTGCTTTAATAGCTTTGTATCTTGTGTAATTTCCTTTTAATGCATAACACATTGAACAGACAGAGCCCTTAACCTTCCTGAGCTTCGAGCCTGTTTTGCATTCCCATGCTGGCAAGCTGTAACTGAGTCCAGGCATTTTGCTTGTCCGAGTCATGCTTCCAGTTATTTCTTTTGCTTCTTTTACTTTCATATTTCTAAATCCTTTATAGTCCCTAATTCATGAGCTGTCAAGCTGGCTTGCGGCTTGGTGCTTGACGCTTGTAGCTCCTTAAAAAACTTTTCACAGCTGGCCAGGTAACTGGCCGGCAGTGTGCCATGGTCCTGAGTGAACCATGGCAGCAAGTTATTATATTTAATTTTCTTCATTTATTTTTTTCATCTTTTCCATGTCCTGTTTTACCAGTCTCAGGATCTCTTCCAAAGCGTTCCTTATACCACGCAGCTCTGTTACTTCTCCCGTTCTATAGTTAGTAGTTTTCTCTACAGCGTCCGCTATCCTGATTAACGGGTTAATTGATCTGTCTTCTATTTCATTGTTCATAATTATTCCTTTCTAAATCCATCCTATACTATCCCTGACCAGCTGTCAAGCGTTGCTTGCTGCTTGAAGCTTGCGGCTCCAGGCAGTCAGTTCCGGGTTACCCCGGCCCTGCCTGCGAGCGATCAGTCTCTTCGCGCTGTGGTCGTCTGCAGTTCCCAGCACTAATAGACTGATCCCAGATCCACTAGAAAGTGCTAGCATTTTGCATAGGACATTTCCTATCACTAGTGGATCAGGGATCAGTGATCAGTCACCATGCTACGTAGGCGGGCCTTTCAGTTTGCAACCTTACCGAACCATCCATTCATGGATCACGACCTATGTTCTAGTGTTTATTCTCACAGTCAATAATGACTGATCTCGGATCTAACACAGTTGAAAATATTAGATCCGAGATCAGTGCAGGGCAATTATTAGGGTATGCCCTGCATTTACTTTTTTTATATCACCTAATCAGTATAAAAAACATAAATCAAATATAATGCTTGACTATCCTATTGTCAAGTGTTAAATAAACTTTATGCAAACAAATAACAGAAAGGTACAAATGAGTAAAATAAGAATGAACACCGAGTTAAGAAACAAGTTGTTCAATAAAATAAAAAATGTCTTTGAGAATGAGGACACACAGGAAAGAGAGGCATTTCTTTTAG